ATGCCCGTCCGAATCATCGTCTGCGGCGGTCGCGACTACGCCGACCGCGATCACGTCTTCAGGGTGCTGGACAAGATCCACACGCTGCGGAGCATCTGTGAAATCATTCAGGGCGAGTGCCCAGCCGGCGCCGATCGATTCGCAAGGGAATGGGCACTCAACAGAGGACAGACCCTCACCAGATGCCGGGCCGAATGGGAGAAACACGGCAAGCGCGCCGGCCCGATCCGCAACCGGCAGATGCTCACCCTAAAGCCTGATGGCGTTGTCGCGTTCAGTGGGGGCAGAGGAACGCAGGACATGATCACCGCAGCACAGGAGGCCGGAGTTCCGGTCTACCGTCCTCGCCCGTCCGGGCAATCTCAATCCCCCTTCACTGATTCATACGAAACCTGACAGGTCAGTCCTGCTGCTCGGCTTCTATCGGCAAACTCAGCAATTCCCCCCGCAGCCTCATCAATCCTGCCGAGCATGACGGCAAGCAGATCGCGGGCGGCGTCGGTTGCCTCGCCTCCATCGGCAACACCGGGACAGCTGGCGGGTCGGCGTGATAACTCGGTGACTCGTGCGCGCAGCCGGCTAGCAGCGTCATCAGCGGCAGCAGCATCAGCGGCAACTGCCGCAATCTTTTCCTGTGCATCACGGCGTATTCCCTCGATTGCGACTTGGCGGCGCTGCTCTTCGGAGCGGGCGCGGGCTTCGGCTTGGCGTGCGGCTTCTGACCACTCGGCTCGCGCGACAGATAGCTCCCCCTTGGCATCCATGACGCGGTATTGCTGCACCCCGGCGACTATCAGCAGCGCAGCCAGCCACCAGAGCCACGAAGGCATAAGCTTTAGCCAGGCGGTCATGCGCGGCCGCCGTGCGTCATGCTGTAATGGTTGCCGTCTGGCGAGCTGAAGTCTCCGCCCCACCGGCAATCGGCGTGCAGGCTCTTCCAGTATTCGCCCAGGGGCTTGTGGTCCTCGCTCGACGTGAGGTAGCGCCCATCCCTGAACAGGTTGAGGTCTACGGCCAGTCGCTCCTTGTGGACGCTTACGGCTGAGCTGTAGGACTTCTTCTCACCAACCGCACCGTGCACACGCGGGTCACGGTAGGCATCACCAAAGGTGAGTTCGTAGCCGTTCGCATAAGCGAAGTCGATCAGCCGCGCGATCATCTGAGTGAAGGCGCGCTGCTTTTGTCCGAGGGTCATGGATTTCTCCAGGCAAAAAGAAGCCCGCTCAGTGGCGGGCTATGGTCGATGTGGCAAAGCAATCATCTATGAGGAATGCACCCAGCTGATTCGATGATTGCCGGCAACTCAGCATCAAGCCTGTCGTAGGCCTGGTTGATGCCGAGGTAAGCGCCAGCCAAGCCGATGCAGAGGCCGAAGATGGTCAGGGATAGCACTTGTTTGATCGAGGCGCGCATTGCAATTCCTTTTGCGTTTGGTGGCCTTTGATCGTGCCGGAACGAAGCCGCCCTGCCCGTGTGCCGTCGCACAGATTAGGAAAACACCAGGGCATGCGAACCGGCCGGGATGGGGTTCGTTGACACAGATGTGGAGCGAACCTGCGTTTGGCTGGAGTCTTGGTAACTCACGACGAACCCTTGCACTACGGTGCTGCCGATCTTCACCGAGCTGAAGGGTACGCCCAGATAAGAGCCTCGGATCGTCAATACAAGCCGGTGCGCCGGGGCCGCCGAGTGCCGCTCGTAAAGAACCTCCAGTATCTCCCCGGAAGCGCCTTCAGCAGGCGGAGCGCCCGGAAGGGCACTGGCTCCTACTGGCTCAAGCGAGCCCAGACCGCCGTAAAGACTGTATCCATAAACGTCCAATAGGCCAGGCCCCAACTGGCCGGTTTCACGCTGCGATACCAGTGTTATTTGCGGGGGCGTCCCTTTAGGAAACCCCGCCACCACACCGGGCATCATGCGGGCACCGTTTGGCCGATCACGTCCCAGACGTTGGCGGCCACCCGCTTGAGCGTCACGGTCATGTTGTTGGTCAACACCAGCGTACCGCCACTCGGGGCGTTGAGGGTTACGCCGGAACCGGCCGCCAATGTGAGATTGGCGTTCGCCGCGCGGCGGATGGTGATCTCGACATTGGCGGGCCATGCGACAGAGGATTGCGGAGCAACGGTGTAGGTGCTTGCTCCCGCGTTGGTGAAACGCAGGTAATTCCCCCCGTCATCGAGGAGTGATGTCTGAGCCGTAGCGGCCTTATCGACCACTGGTGCGTAGAGTGGCACCGGCTCTGGCGTTGGAGGTATCGCCTGCCAGCCGGTACCAGGCTTCCACGCGTACTGCTTGGCAGGGTCTGTTGGTAGCGGTGCCAGCTTGGCTAGGTCGCGAGAAGCTGTCATGTCGGCCAGCCCTCCTCCAGCATCGCTTCGGTGAAGGTGCCGTCGGCAAGCGCCTCAAGCAGTTCAGCTTCGCGGTCGAATGCTGCCTGGACGTGTGCGCGCACGGCGGTAGCCATGTCGATGATCTGTTGTCCTTCCAAGCCAACGAACCCATTCGGCGTTTTCCAGCGCACGGAATACGCCGGATCGAGCATTGCCGAAACCGCGGCGCCTGTGATCAGCGCTTGGCTGTCACGGCCGGTATCGACCCGCATGCCGTTGACGGTGATGCCGGCGACTTCGGCCTGCCAGCGACGATCCGCGATGATGGCCGGGTAGTCAGGATCAGGAAGCGCCCAGCTTCCATCCGCCTGCGCCACATGCTCCGGCGTTGGGCGCTCTCCCTGCATGACGATCCAGCCATCAGGGAGGGCACCGCCGATCTGTTGCAGGCTTGCGCCTACTTCTGCGTATACCTGTTTCATGCGATGGCTCCTTTGACTTTCCAGACTTTGACGCGGCACGGCGATGGCGCAGTAACATCATTGCCAGCGTAAGTCCCACCCGAAAATCTGCCATTGGTTGCGATTGCGTGAATCCCTGTTTGTACAACCAGTTCAGTCCCGTCAGAGCACGCCCTAACACCATAAGCCCGGCTGCCTGCCGAGTAATCCGAATACCACCCCGGCACGTACCACCGCCCGCCTATCAAGATTTCCGCCTGGCAGATCACGTTAAACCCTGGAAACGGATTGACCGCCACGTAGCGTGAATTCGTTGTCACGTTTGCCGGACTCGCCTCACTTCCGCCGTTCGGGTAGATGATCGTAAAGTCGATCTGCCCGTCGAGCGCCTGAAGCGCAGCATTCATGTTTGCAAAGTCGCTCGCCAGCTGCGCCGCATCAGCAGAGCCAACATTGACCACGGCACCGAACAGCTTGATGGTCCAGACGACGGTGAGGTTGAGGGCGCGGGTTTCGGATGATGTGCGGGCTACGCGGGAGGCATCAAAGCTTTGCGCTTGAGCACTGTAAGCCGTGCCGGACGCATAAATTAAGTTAGTTTGGCCTGCTATATTCGCGAAGGCGCCAGACGCCAGCGCGATAGAACTGGTCGTCGTACCTTGCAATGTACCAGTGATGTTTTGTATGGCATCACGCTGAATCTCGCCATTGGTTCCAGCACTCAGCGCACCATCGCCGCGCAGGAATACGGCGCCGAGGGATCCAGCCTGCTTGCCGTTGGCATCTGGTAGGCGGAACGTCGTAGAACCATCACCGTCAGAGAACATGCCGCGCTTCAGCGGATCAGCCAGCCACTCTGCATCGGTGATGACCATGCCGATGGCTTGCGCCTGTGCCCATGCGTCGGGGTAGGTAGCCCGTGAAAGCAGCTGGCCATCCTGCGCAGCGTAACCGTCACCAATGCCGTTTCGGGATAGCGTCCAGCCCGGAGTCAGGACCGGTAGGCCGCTGCCACCTCCGCTGGCTTCGACCTCAACCCACGCCCCGTCCTTCAGGGCGTACTGCTTGCCGTCTTCTGGGGGCGGTAGAACGCCTCCATAACGCAGTGAGTTCTGGGCAGTGCCCATAAGCGGCAACGCGTCCGCTACTTCAAACGCCGACAGCCGCAGCACCACCAGTTCAGTGCCAGGCACTACTCCGGCGCCGCTAGCCAGCACGACAGTCGCGCCGTCACTGGCGGTGTAGTGGACGGGCGCCAGCGAAGCACCATTCAGGAAAACCACAATAGCGCCGGGCGTGTAGCCGCCCGGGATGGCGAACTCGGTTTGGCCTGTCGAGCTGGCCGTGACAGTGACGAGCCCGAAGAACGACGCCGCAGCCGATGGCGCATTCAGCGGATACGGCACGATCACGCCCGAGTGGTTGGTGACGTACAGATCAAAGCCTTCGCCGCGGCGCACCATGTACAAGGCATCCGGCTCCAGCTCGGCCGGCAGCGAGGCCACCACCTTGTGATGCTTTACTGTGGCCATGCGATCACCAGTTAGTGGTTGCCCAGCGACTGCCCACGCCTACGCCATTGAACAGCAGGCCCTCGGCGTCCTCGCCCAGCTTGTCGAGCGTGGCCTTGTTGGCGTGGCTATGGGCCAGGCTGACGGCGTTGTCGATCTGCGCTGGCGTGCTGGTGGGCCCGCCCTGCAGGTCGCTCCACTGGAGCACCACGTCCATGGATTCGTATTCGGCGATCTTGTAGATCGTCTCGGAATCGAACGCATAGGCGTAGAGCGCCGAGCCAACGGTCACGGTCGGGTCACCGGTGGCGTCCACCACCAGGATCATGGCGTTGGCTTCGAGGGTGGCGATCAGGGCGTCACGGGCGGCGATGTCCGGCACGATGGAAACGGTGCTGGCAGCACCGGACCAGTTGGCCAGTGCGGCATCGATCAGCGCGTTGATCATCGCGGTGTTGCCAACGGCGCGCGCCTCGCCGGCGTTGTTGGTGAGGTAGCTTTCCGCGTAGTTGCCGTTCTCGACGTAGTAGAAGGCGTTGGCTTCGAGGCTGCCGGGCAGCGTGGTGACCTTGTAGAACTTGACCTGGGCCATGTGGCCTCCTGTTTACCAGTGGTTGATTTCCCACGACTGCGGGGGGACGTAGAGGCCGTTGGGCCTGTTGGTCAGTTGGTTGTCGGGGTCGGGGCTGATGGCGGCGCCATCCGTGCCGTTGCGCCCGGGCGGGCCCTGGTCGCCGGCGGTGACGACCAGCGTCTCGGTCTCCGGCTCCAGCGCCACGGCGTATTCGGCGCCGGCCTCGATGACCAGCACCTCGGGATCACCGCAGATGGCGACGTTCATGTGGTCACCTCGCGGCTGACGGTGACCTGGCCCTGCAGGTAGCGCTGGACGGTGCCGTCGGCGTACTCGACCTCGAGGTCGTACACGCCTTCGGTCCAGGTGAGGGCGGCGGTTTGCGCGGCGCTGAGGGTGCGCACCAGCGTGCCGGGGCCGGTGATTGCCAGGCCGCCGTTCTCGGTGGTCAGCTCCAGCAGCAGCGCACCGCCGATGCCGGCGCGGATCTGCATGCGCGCCGTGGCGCCGGTAAGGTCCACGGGCGGCTTGTAGATCAGCTGCCCGCCGCTGGGCGCCAGGCCGAACGCCGAGAGCGCGTTGATCTCCAGCGTCGACTCGTCGATCACCGTGATGCGGTGCGGGCGCTCGCGGGTGGATCGGTTGAGGCCCTGCAGGCCCGTCGAGCCCTCCACCCAGGCGAGCCAGTTGCCAGCCAGGCCATGGTCGACAGTGAGGCGCACCGGCGAGCCTCCGATGGCGGTGATGGGCCGGTATTCCAGGCGCGGCTGCATCAGCCGCAGGGTGTCGCGCAGAGTTGCACCCTGAACAATCTTCAGGTCTAGTTTTGCTGGCTGCATGGTTGCTCCGGGCGTAAAAAAGCCCACCGGAGTGGGCTGGCATTTGGTGGGTCAGACCCAGGAGTACGCCTCGCCACCGGTCTGGTTGCGCAGCAGCTGCCCGGTGACCGGATTGAATGAGCCGTACTGAAACCTCATGTGATACCGCACCGTGGCGGGGTCAGGTGGTGAACCGTCCGGCATGGGCCTCCGGCAGCCCGCCCAGATATTCCCGGTGCGCATGCTCTGCTGGTCCATTCCCGCTGGCGTCATGGCTGGCCCCGCGAAGTATTCGCAATACTCGCCCGGGTCATCTACCAAACGCACGAAGGTGGTGATCACCTTATTGGACGCACGCCAACCGATCCGCCAGACAGTGGCCAGCGAGTTGCCCGCGAATGTCCATATTTCGTTGTGCCGCGCGCCCCGTGCGATGGCAGTCTCTGGATTGCGAAGACCGCCAGCGTCGTTGTTGGTGAAGTCGCCAGGCCACGGCGTAAAGGAGCTGTAAACCTGCTCGCCGTCCAGCGTTACGGTATACCCGTTTCCGGATGCGCTTTTCGTGGTGACGGACTGGCAATCGAAGACCGGCAGCCATGGGCCGTTGCCCCGCTGAATCTCCCCGACAGTCTGGTTCGTGATCGTGCTGTCACTCACAAAATACTGATCGCCGGGCGCCAGGGTGGCCTGCCTGAATTCCCCGCGCACCTTGGACTCGGTGCGAACCTTGATCAGCTCAGCATCGCCAGACGGCCCGTACCACGCCCCGACAACCGTCTCGCGCACAGCTGTTGCCTCCGACGTGCCTGTGCTATAGAGCGCAGTTGTCCATCGGCATGGCTCGGGGACGCCTATGCCGCACGCTGGCGGCAGCCCAGGGTAGTTGCCCATCGGGTCGTAAGGCCTGAAATCAAGCGTTACCTGGTCGCCGTTAACGATGCGGCTTGCCGTGTGCCATTCGTACGGCGCGCCGTCACTGCTCGAAATCAGCACGCCATCGAAGCATTCTTCGTAGCCAGCGAGGGGCGTGACGGTTATATCGTCGACGCTATCGCCCAGCTCTACCTCGAAGAAAGCGTAGATGCCCGCGTGCTCGCTGCCTTCGCCAAGCTCAATCGTATAGTTCGGGTGAACGATGCTTGGCCCTCCAGAAACGAGGGGGCGTGCGTAAAACTCAACAATGAATTTGCGGCCGTTGCGAGCTATGTCCGCCACCCTCACTTCAAAGAAGTCAACGACAATCCCCGACGGAACGCCGGCAGGAATGCCTATCTGGTCGAAGTGGATCCAGCGTTCGTAGCCCCTGACCACCATGGATATCATTCGACCGTCCACGCTCAGCCAAAAATACGGCTCAGCCGTGACGAAAACGCCGTCATCCTTGATGGCATTCCGAGCATCGATACTCCCCCAAACAGTAGAGCCAGTCCTGATAGCGACCGGCCAGAATTCGGCCTCCGGATCCGGGTGCGTAATCGTAGGGGCTGGCAGGCTGTGGTCGATCAGGTAGGTGTCCCAGTAATCGCCACCAAATGGTGACGCAGGGCGCGAAATGCGCCTGCCAGACGCCAGCTCGATATATTGATCGGCATTAGCCGCGCCCGCTGGAAGCACCAGCCGCCCGTGCCAGGGCATGCCGAACTCGACAACCTCATCATCGAACGGAATATCAGGTAGGGGCATCGTCTAGCTCCAGCACTACGAGGGCTTCGTTAGCGTCACGCATGGTCACCGTCTTGGTTCTGCGCACCGAGAAGAAAACAGCACCATCTACCGATGCGATTAGCCGATCAGGGTAATAAGCACGCGTGCCGTCTTCCTCGACAAGCGGACTTGCAATGCCTGCCGTACCAGTAGCGGGAGGCGCCTGATAAACCCCGCGACCCCTTGACGCTGGCAGCGCGCCGACTGGCTCGATGGGGCGCAGCGTGCGGCGCTGCGTCTGCGTTCCGGTGAGCCGATTGATGTCCTCGGCAACGGCTTTTCCGGTGCGGCGCTCGATCATGGCCTGCCCGCCCGCCTGGCGTTGGGCCTGGCCGGTCGGCGCGCGGCTTGCCGCCATTCCGGCAGCCGTTGCGCGGCGCTGTTCTTCAAGCGTGGCCATGGATCACCTCGTCAGATCGGGTTAACCGGGGCGAACACGGGGGTGATGATTACCAGCCGCCCGCCGCTGTACATCGGCCGCACCTCCACCAGGCAACTTTCTGTCGTGACATAGGTCGGCAGGCCACTCTCCACTGTCATCTGCACATTCGACAGGAGGGTGCCAGACGCCTCGAACTGCAGCGTCACATCCCATTCGAACACCTGCGCGCCCACATAGTCGGCGTTGAAGGTGTGCACGGTCTGAGGTTCTGCGATGGCCATCAACGCCCCGCCGTCGGCCATCAGCTTCCAGCCTGTTTCTCCCTCGTCCGCGATGGCTTGCCAGACCGAGTAGGTGAGCCGATCGATGTAGTGGCTGCCGACGGCGGCGTCGGTGATCACGCCGTTCGGTTCGCCCTCGCCCTGGTACACATGCTGCACTGCTGCCATGGTCATGCTCCGGTGATAAGTGTGTTGCCGGCGGCATCGGTCAGGACGCTGCCGTTCATGTCGGTGAGTGCGCCGTCGGGCAGCACGCCGCCGCCGTCGAGCGCGTTGAGTCGGGCGAGCAGGTCATTGAGCTGGCCCGCGGTGACGGCGCAATAGATCACGCTGCCGCCTGGCCAATCCTGCGGCGCCGTGCCTTCCAGGCCTCGCACCAGAGTTGCCGCGCCACCCGAAACCGATGCGTCCACAATCTCCCAGCGCGTGCTCATGGCGTCGCTCAGCGTCAGTCGGTAATCGCCATCCGGCAGCGATAGCGCCGCCGTGGTTGCGCCCCAGGCAAGCTCGATGGGCTCGCGGTAGTTGTTCACGAAGATCATTCAAAGCTCCAGGGTGTTGTTCGGGATGCCCACGCGGTAGAGCGCTTCGCTGCTGAGCTGGCGTTCGTCGCGGTCCTCAGCGGCAATCTCATCCGTCTCTGCCTCGATGCGGCGCGGGTACAGCTCCGTGCCTTCGGTGGTCGATGAGTAGTTGCCGGCGAAGCCTTCCAGGGCATCGTCATAGGGCGGCGAGGTAAGGCGCCCGCCCAGCTGCGTGGGCAGGTTGTTGGCATAGCCGTTCTCGCCGTCATCGCCACCGCCCGCGCCGCCCGCCCCCAGCCGAGGCGGTAGCGTCAGCGGGTCGCTCACACCACCGCCGCGCATCACGGCGATGCTGATGGTGGTGATCGCCTGGCCGGCGCCGAGGTCGAACGTATCCACGATGCGCCGGCACTTGCCCACGGCATGCGCACCCTGATCGGCCAGTTCCAGCGTGTGGATCAGATCGATACCCAGCGCCAGGCTGGAGGGCACCTGCCAGAGCAGCGTGGTTTCGCGGTGGGCGGCGATGATCTCCGTCTGTCCGGTGCGCAACGCCACCGTCAGCGCGGCGTCACGCCGGACGCCGTCATCGAGATCACTGGAGCCGCTGTTACCGCCGAGAATGGGCTCGTCCGTCCACTCTTCGGCACGGTCATCCTCGATGTCGACGGTGTAGCCGGCACGCTGGACGATGCGCGACTGCTCGCCCTCGCCTGCCGATGTGGCCAAGGTCAGGCGGTAGGTCTCGGTCACGGTCTGCACCCAGCGCCGTGCGCCGATCCAGCTCACGCCGAGCAGCAAACCCTCCTCGTTGTTGATCCAGGGGCTGCCGTCCAAACAGGGGTCCGCCATTGTTGGCGGCAGATCGTAGTAGACCGGGCTCAGCAGGGTTTCGCCGTTGCTGGATGCGGCGTCTGCGATCATTTCCTTGTTGGGCAGTTCGTGGCTGTTGCGCCGCCAGTTGCAGAACCCACCGATGCCGGTCGAGCCGTCCGTTTCGGGCGAGACCCAGCTGTAGTTCTTGTTGCGCTGCCAGAGCCGGCTGTAGCGGTAGCTGAACTCGATCTCGATACGGTTGGTGGTGCGATCGAGGTCGGCCTGCTGCAGCTCGACGGATTGGTACAGGGTGGTGCCCGGGCCGAACACGAAGTGTGGCGACGTGGCGTACCAGCTGGTGACACGCAGTTGGCCAGTGGGCGAGCAGTCGAGGCTGGCCGGGCGAGTGCCCAGCCGCTCCAGGGCATAGTCCCAATGGCTACGACCCTCGACGGGCTCGAACACGTCCGCCGACCAGTAGCCGCCGACCAGCGTATCGATGTCCGCGACGCTCAAGGCCTCGACCCGCTGCTGCAGCTGGTCGGAGCATTCGCAGCTCAGTACGCGGCTGACGGGGTTCCATGCGGCCTGGCTGATGCTGCCGGTGTAGCGCCGCGTCTCGGTCGTCTCGCCCTTGGCGGTGCTGATGTAGTCGATGGTGACAGCGCGGCCCTTCCAGTCCGGAGGCGCGACAGGCGTGCCGGGCGCGATGAACAGGTCGAACCCAGCGATGCCGGCGGCGCCCTCCTCCCGGTCGACGGTGACGGTTCCGGTCAGTTGGGCGGTGACGTCTGTCCCGGCTACCAGCACACGCAGCGCCCACGCGAACGACTGGCCACGCACCACGTACTCGGGCTCGGCAGCACCGCCCGGCAGGCTGTTGAGCGGCCCGGAGTTGAGGGGCGATCCGTTGAGCATCAGGCTTCTTCCCAGTTGAGCGACCAGCCGTGTATCGCCGGCCCGGCGCTTTGCGTTTCCGAAGGCTGCTCGGCGAACACCGAGAACACCGGCATGTAGCAGGCTTGGTACAGCGTGGCGCCCGGCACCGGCGGAATGGTCACCACCCCCTCCTCATAGCTGCAGGGCACGGTTACCCATTCCCCACCTACCAGCGCCTGCGCCCAAGGCGCTACATCGGGGCGCGGCGCACCCAGCAGCGTGAAGGTCGGACCTTCGCCGACGAGGCTCATCGTCTTGGTGCTGCGCAGCCCCAGCGGCTGCGAGTAGTCCAGCCCTGCCAGCCCGGGCGGCATCCAGCCGGAGCCGGAAATGCTGCCGGCCGAACGCTGCCAGTGCTGCATCTTCACGCCCGCGCCATCGCTCATGCGCAGCACGGTGGAACCTCCAATAGGCCCGATACTTTCCTCAGGCGCACCGGCGTGCAGCACGATCGGCACGCCGCCGAGCATGATTCGTGGTTTGGGCATTCGAGGCTCCAGAAACAAGAAGCCCCGCGGGTGCGGGGCTGGTTTAACCGTTGCGGTGCGTGCGGCCGAACTTGCGGGCGGCCAATCGCAGCGGGTCGACTTGGCTTTGGTTGACGAACACCTGGAAAGACTCGCCGCCCAGGTTGAAGTCCACCGACCCCAGGTGAGGCATCGACGGCCCCGCCGCCGCATCCAGCAGCGCCTGGCTCGGCGCCGGCACGTTCGGGACGAAGCGCGGCATCGGCACCACCGGCCCGCCGTTGGCATAGCCGCGGCGCTGGATCTGCTCCAGCGTGGCGCGGAAACCGTTGCGGCGGATACGCTCGAGGAAAGGCAACGCCCCCGGCTCGCGCACCACTTCCTGCGGCTGCACGTGCTCGCCCGCATGCACGATACCGGCCGGCTGGTACTTGCTGCCGGGGCCGGTGTAGCCGCCGTAGGCAAAGCCATCGGGCGTTATCGCGCCTGGCAATGCGGCATCGCCGCCAAAACGCACTGGCACGACAGCCATCTTCGCCCAGGTCGCAACGAAGTCCATGATCTGCTGAGTGATCCCCGCGACGGACTCCTCATCAACCGCAGCAGTCACCTCAACCGGCGGCGATTCAGCCTCGATCGATACGGGAGCGATTACCGCCTCGATGACAGGCTTTTCGCCTTCAGGAAAAACCACATCCTTCAGCACAAAATCTGCTGGCAATTGAGGCGTTTCGTTGAGCAGCACATAGCCGTCTTCGTCTTTTGACCCAGGCACACGAAGCGGGTCCTTCGGCAATGTCCGCGGCTCGATGGTGACGCTTGTGCCTATCGTAGCCGCCCACTTCTTCAGCTTCTCCGTTTCCTTGGCGAGCGCAGCGTCGTCGATGCTCGGTGTGATTTTGAAGTTCTTGAGCTCTTCAAACTCAGCCTTCCATTCCCGTGTTTTCTTGGTCGCCTCCTCCAGGCTGCGCTCGGCGTTCGCGACCGAGATCTTGTCCGCTTCTTCCTCAATCGACTGCAAGCTCTTGATGAAGCCAGTGAAGCCATAGGTGTTCTCACCGGCCTCAGCCAGGTCTAGGAGCATATCGAGGGCGGCCTGTGCGTTCTTCTTGGCCCGCTCGACGTCGCCGCTGGCCAGCGCCTGCTTGGCTGCATACTGCAACGACTGCGCGTTGGCGTAGCTGGCTGGCCCACGCACGCCGGCACCCAACCGATCCATCGCATCGCGATAGCGCTTCTCGGTCTCCAGTTGCTCGTTGCGAGCCTTCGACAGCGCAGACGCCGCCTTGCGCTGCGCAGCTACCTGCTGATCAAGAGCGTCCTTGAACTTGACCGTCAGGTCCTTGCTGATGGCATTGAAGCTGGCGGCATAGGCTCGCTCACTGGCGAGAATTCTCTCGTTCAGCTCCTCTCGTTCATCGGCAGCGGTGCGCTCAACGCTTGTCACCGCCTCGACCGACTTCGTGGCGCCCTCTTCCCATTTTTTGTATTGGTCATGCAGTCGCCCCAGGACCAGCCCCGCAGGCCCAAGTCGCTTCAGGGCAGTTTCTGCAAAGGTAAGCGCGGGCGTTAGGTCTTTTTTTCCGTCTGTCAGCGAGTCCAGCGCACCCGATAGCGCGTCAAGATCTCGAACGGCCTGCCCGGAAATACCTAACAGGCTGTCAATTGATGCCACAACCTTGTCGATGGAGTCGGAAAATGTTCCCTGAGCGTCGGCAACCGTAACGCGCATTGCGTCCGCTAGCTTAAGAAGCACTTCTGACTGACTACCAAGTGCCGTCACGACTCGCTCGGTAGTGAGCTCGCCAGCGTTGGCCAGGCGGATCAACTCAGCACGGGTAACTCCAAGCCCTCGGGTGAGCGCATCAGTCAGCGCCGGTGAGTTCTGGAGTATTGCGTTGAATGCGTCCCCACGAATAACACCGGTCTGGAGACCCTTGTTGAACTGATCGATGACTGCTTGGGCGCGCTGCCCCTTTACCGAGTTAGCGACGAGGCCAGCGGACAGTGCGCCAACCATGTCTGCCGTAGCACGCGCTGAAAAACCCATCTCCCGAAGCGGCCCAATGGAACCAAGGAATAGCTCAGACGTTTGAGCAATCGGAATACGGACGCGCTTGGATATCTCCTCAAGCCGCGCTTGAGCCCGCTCATATTCCTCTTGCACGGGCAGCGCGTTGCGCATCCGGTCCTCAAGTTCGCCTACAGCGTCGGTGATTCCGAAGAAGGCGCCGGCGGTACGCTGAACGGTATAGGCCGCTGCAACAATTCCGGCCAGCTTCGTGCCTATTGCAGCCAAGCCCTCGGAGCTGGATGCTGCCTCGCCGCCCAACTCATTAATCGCACGCTTCGTCTCGGACAGCCGTGCCTGGTACTGAATTTCAGCCGACGCCCGCTCGGTTGCCGACAGCACGCCGGACTGCGTCAGGCGCTTGTAGTCGGAATTGAGCGCCACCAATTGGGTGCGCAGGTCACGCAGGCGCGTTACCCCGAAGGTATCCATGGCCGAGGTGATGGCCGCATCTGCCTTCCCCTTACCAACAGTCGCGCCAAGCGCCGCTTGCAGGCGCTGCTGCTCAGCAGCCAGGTTTCTGGTATCCACCCCAGCAGCCTGCAGCTCGGCGCGCTGCGCCTTCACCTGCTGCTTCTGCCGCTCAAAGGCCTGGGTTGCCTTGACGAGAGTCCGTTCCGCTTTGGAAAGGTCCCGATCGAGCGACGCAACCGGCTGGCCTGCTGCGCTGATCGCGGTCTTCAGCTCGTCTACCCGGCGCTTGGCCGCGAAGAACTCGGCGGCGGCACCCTTCGCGCTCTCCTGAGTGCGCTGTAGCGCGTCGATCTGCCGAACCGGCTTCTCGAGCGCCTTCACCAGGTCGGCATACTCCTTCCGGAATCCGCGCACGCCGGCCATCGCGCTGTCGGTATCAGCCGTCAGCCTCAGCTCAACATCAGTCATCAGGTGTCACCCTTTCAGGCAGCGCACAAATAGGCGCCAGGGGTAGTGGATTGCGTTGGGGTGGCCAAGCCGGCCGAGAATCGAAAGGCAGGATTCGAGATCGTTCAGTGCCCGCCCTGGGCTTTGGCCAGCCGACCCAGAGCGGCAAAAAAATCCGGGTTGAGTTCCTTTGCCTTGCCGAGAATCTTGCGCAGCTCGCTGCCGGTCAGCTCACCCAATTGCTCGCGGCTCAGGTTAGCCATAATCGAAAGGTCCGTGAGGCGGCAGTCCTCAAACAGCTGCACGTCCAACTGATAATGCGCCAGCGCTTCGGCATCAGCATCATCGCCCGGCCAGGGATTGGCCATCAGCAATTGTCGCATCTGTGCAACCGTGAGTTCGGATACCACCACATCGCGGGCAGAATCGCCCTTGCCGATAGTGACCACGCCCTTTGCTGCTGACTCGCTCATACATTTCTCCGGGTAATAAAAAGCCCGCCGAAGCGGGCTCTATGAATTAGGTTGTATTACTTAACTACTGTGAACTCTACGAAGTCGTGACCAACCAAGCAATTAGCCAGGCGCTCTATGCCAGCGATCCGAAGATCATAAGTGACTCGCGCCCTGCCATTTGCTGCAACCGAAAAACCACGTTTTGTCACGGCGCCTTCAAAATAGCCAGGGAAGTATCTGGGCAGCTCTTTATTGCATCTTTCTAAGGCGTAGCGCTGAGTTACGTCATCGCCCCTTGCAACTTGGCCGGCCTCAACTTCTGCTTTTGTATATTCAGTATTGTAGGACTGGCCTTTCTCGTTCTCGCACATCACGAAGAACGTGGGATTCGACACAGGGCTTTCGTGAGAAACCCCAACGTAAACAACCTTCTTGCATTTCTCTTGGCGGCGGTGGACTTCAACAACCTTGGACAAATAAGGCTGCCACTGCTCGAACTGATTCAGCCGATCACAGCCTTCATCGCATCCTATCCGATCAGGAATGGCGCCACTTTCAATAGGTGCCAGATGGTTGGGCGCAGCCGGAGGGTTCATCGCCGCCGGATGGCTGGAGACATTCTTCGAGGGCGAATTGCCAAAGCACGCTTTCAGTGCAAAAACCATGATTACCGCCAGCACAAACCAAGTAAAGAAGCTGGTCTTCTTTCTTGGAGCGGATGGGTTTTTCTTGACCGACGACCCCTTCGGCGGAGCGGCAGGTGCAGACGCAGCGTGGGCCGCAGCATCCATTTTGGCCTTCGCCAAAACAGCCTTCTCATAAAACGCCCCGCAGTCAGGGCAGCGCAACGGATCGCCGAAATCGGCTACGGGCCCTTCGTGATCGCAGACCGGACACTTCATCTGGTTTCCCTCCCATGAGATAAGGCCGGAAATGTACCAAAACGCCAGCACCAAAGCCCAGCGCGGGGCTGGGCTTGGATTCGGGCGCTTTAAGCCGCCACCGGCAGTTCCTTCTTGATGCGGAAGTACTTCGACTTGCCCGCGCCGACCTTCGACGGATCGCTAATCACCTTGCAGGTGGATTCGGCGCCCATGAAGTCGTCGACGTTGAGCCAGTCCTGGGAGCTGGCCGGGTTGAGACGGCATTTCCAGAACCGGGCCTCGATGCGCTTCTTGGTGCCGGCAGCGTTCTCGCCCTCGAACAGCAGTTCCAGCTCAAGACCGGAGTTGGTCAGCGCTTCGACCACATCGACCGCGGCGGACTTGTAGTCGACCGACACGCTGTAGGGCGTCCCTTCCGGGGCGGCAAGGATGGCAGTTTCCAGCGCGCCGCCGGCGACGACTTCGATGCCGGAGCCGGTCATCACCCAGTCGTCGAACTCTTCGAAGACTTCCGTGCCGGGGGCGCCGTCGACCACGCTGGTCACGCCGTCGATCTCCAGCGGCATGTTGTCGAGGGCAATGGTGCCGTCGACAGCGGCGACGTGCTGCTCATCGGTGTGCGTGGCGGCCGGTACGGTGGAGACGTCACCCCAGAGAATGCCAGCCAGGATCGCCGTGAAGAATTCGCGGAAGTTGATCGCCAGACCGACCGAGGTGATGCGGTCCACCGAGTCGTACTCGCCACCCTGCGGGGTGGTGGTGTCGCTCAGGGTCAGGTTGTTGGTTTCGATGGTGGTCTGGATGCTGGAGACCAGGCCGCACTTCTGGAAGGGCAAGCCGCTGCCGGCGACGCGCATCTTCAGGTGGCCGCCGATAACGAATGTTTCTTTCAGGACTGCCATGGATCAGACCTCCTTGGGGCCGGCGACGATGCCGCGAGCGATGAGGGTTTCGCGCTGTGCAGGGGTGACCTTGATCTTGTCGCCCTTCTGGAACTCTTTGCGCTTGTGGGTATGAGCCTGTTCGAGCTTGACCTCGACCAGTTCGGCAGTTTTTTTCGGGGCAGCCGAATCCCCTGCCTTGGCGGCAGTCTCGTTGTGCGTCATGGGTTATGTCCTTTCGATGATGGTGTGCAGGTGCACCGGGATCAGTACGCTGGCGGCGCGCTCGCCGTTGCCAGGCGGAAATTGCTCGGGCGCGCCGACGGTGATGCCTTTGATGCCTCTGGGTAGCCAGCGGGGAAACTGACCCTCTGTCGGCATCAGCGCCAGCAGCAGGTCATGCTCCAGCTCGTCCAGGGCGTCTTCGTAATCGTCCAGGCCAACATCGACCGCGCCGATAACGTAGAAGCCGTTGAACTTGAGCAGCGCTGCCGGGCCAGCTTTGGGTGCCAGGTCCTTCCCCTTCTGCAGACAGATGAGCGGGAAACTGACGTCATCGGTCTTGAGCACTTCGTTGAACCAACCGGTGCGCACGTTGGTGCCCGCGTTGGTTGCGTAACCGTTGGCCACGATCACCGTACCCAAGTGCTGCACCAGCGCCTTGCGGCCTAGGGTGAGGGGGTTGCGGTTCATTTCATCTCCATGCAGGCGGCGACCATCCAATGGCCGTCGTCGTCGATGATGTCTTCGACAATGAGCCGCTGGCCGTTCACCTCGAACACTCCGCCACGAGCCGGGACACATGGCAGATCACGCTTGTACCAGCCCACCCCAAATGCACCGGTGCGGAATGCGCCTTCCGGCCCGTTCTGCAACAGGTTTTCGTCAACGTGGATGGGCAGATTGCGCACTGGCGGCTTTCCGGCCTCGACGTAGCAGCCGACCGAATCAGCCAGGCGACGCGAGCCGACTCGATGCAGGCGCGCCATCGACCTGGCGAAACGGCCATCCACGATTAGTTGCTCAGGCGGCAGGCAGCGACGCCGTCGGCAGTGGCGACGACGATCTTGCCGAACACGTCCGCGCCTTCCGCAGCAGCAGCCAGCGCACCGTCGACCAGCGACACGGCGGCCCCTTGCTCAAGGCCATCGGCGGCCGGGAGCCAGAACACACCGACCACCCTGCCGGCGAAAACTTCGCCAGCTGCGGCATCGACAAGGGAGACGGCGTTGATGGTTCCGATCTGTACGGGCTCGCCGGAAGCGACGCCGCCAGCGGGTGCTACGAGATCAAGGACGTCGCCGTCCTGATGGTAATTCTTAGCCATGTTGATGTTCTCCTGGAACGAGATGGCAGAAACACAAAGCCCCGCATCGAGCGGGGCTTCAAGGGGGTGACTGCGCCTATCAGGCGCCGTTGGCCTTCAGCAGGCCACGGAAGTCCAGCGGCGCGACGCCTGCGTCGATGCGCACCTTGGTGGCGACACCGTCGACCGTGAAGCCCTGCTGCTGCTCCATGTACGGCGTATCGACGCCGTTGAGGTAGGCCACCTCGATGGTGTCGGTGCCTTGGGCTGCGGCCAGATACCAGCTGGTTGCCGACTTGTCGTCGAGACGAGGCTCGGAGATGACTTTCGCCATACCCTGGATCGGGTTCGCCACGCCTTGGTTGACCTGAGCAGTCGGCACCGAAGTGGAGTTGATCAGCTGCAGTGCCTTGGCTTCAAGCGCGACCGGGGTCAGCACGTAGGCCGGGCGAATGTTCAGCGGGCGCTGCTGGCCGCCTTCCTTGCTGGTCTTCTGGGTGCGCATCTTGGTGCGTCCGGCGTCCAGGCTTTCAACGCTCAGCGCCGAACCAGCACCGGTCAGCAGGTTGTTGTGATCGGCGTGGAACAGAGCCTTGCCGTCCGCCATCTGCGGGTTGCTGGTCAGGATGCCGTAGACCAGGTCACCGATGGTGCCCTTGGCGGCCATGCCCATCTTGCGCGGGATGTCGGTCAGCAGGTTCATGTCATCGTTGATGATGGCCTGACGGGTGATGCTGAACAGCTCGCCGTAGGTTGCCAGCGCGATCTGCTGGCTGTTCTCGCCGACAGTGATGTACTTGTACTCGGCGCCTTCACGCACCTGGCGCAGCGACGGGAACTCACCGAGACCGATACGGTTCACGACCTTGAAGTCGCTCAGCTGGCCGCGCTTGGTCCACAGCTGGAAGGTCTCCTCCGCCAGCTCCCAGCCCGACAGCATCGAGCGGTTTGCCACATCCATCAGGATCAGGCCGAAGTCGCTGGTGGTGTGGGTGAACGCCAGGCCGACCATCTGCATCGGATTCAGCGTTGCCACGCCAATGCCACGGTCATGCAGGGAGGCCCGCGCCAGCTCGCGCAGGCTCATGTGGTTGTAGGCGTTGTCGGCTTGGAACTGCTCGTGCCCGGCGCGGGCCATGACGCAGGCGCGCACGGAATCACCCACCAGATTGCCGTTGCCGGCGTGGATGTGAGCGTTCGCACCTGCGCGAGGACCAGGCTGGCCGGACGGCGTGGTGTCTGCCGCCAGTGTGGCGAGCAGCTTGGCCTGTACGGCCTCCACGGTCTGCGTGCCGTCGAGCAGCGCCTCGTTCATCAGCGCGGCGTGAGCCTCGCCGAATGGCGCGAACACAGCGCGGATGCCTTGGCGGCGGGTGTCTTCGGCGGCCTGAATGCGCGCGCGCACGTCGGCTTCGGAAGGAGCGGGAGCAGCCGGTGCAGGTGCTGCAGCGGCCGGCGCCGGGGTTGGCGCAGCAGGCACGGTGGTGGACGCGCGCGGCTGCAACAGGGCTTTGAGTGCTTCGGGCATGTGGGTGAACTCCTGCATGCGTTTCGAGTTGAGGTGAGCTGCCGCGGCGAGCGGCTCGGTGAGTTGGTCGGCGAAGCCGGCCTCGACAGCCTCGCGGCCTGTCATCCAGGTTTCCTCCTTGAGGAGGGATTTGATTTCGTCGGCGGTCTTGCCTGTCTTGCTGGCATAGGCCATGACCATGGTGTCTTCGATCTTGTCGAGTAGTTCGACGTAGCGACGCATGTCGTCTGCATCGCCACCGGTAATGCCCCACGGCTTGTGCACCATCATCATCCCGTTCTCGGGAATGTGGACGACGTCGCAGGCCATCAGGATGACCGTCGCCATGGACGCGGCCAGGCCATCGACATAACCCTCGACACGCGCCGGGTGGTGCTTGAGCAGGTTGTAAATGGCGGTGCCTTCGAACACATCCCCGCCAGGGGAGTGGACACGAAGATCAATGCGCTGTAGGTCACCCAGCGCCTTCAGGTCGCGAGCGAACTGCTGCGCACTGATTCCCCAGGCGCCGATCTCGTCGTACAGCAGCACCTCTGCGGTGCCGCGCGACAGCGCCTTGATGCTGTACCAACTGCCTTTTGGCGCGGTTTCTTCAGTCAGCGCCGGCTGGGCTGCGGCGAGTGCCATCGCCATTGGCGCCAGTAGCGTCGTCATCTTGCGTTGGCTGCCCATCGGCGCCTCCGTTTTTTCCGTAGAACTGGTGATAGGCGTCGGAACTGAACACCAGCCCCTCTTCCCGGTTGTGTGCCACTTCCGCGGCGCGTGCCTTCTTGAGCTCTTGCGGGTTGCGGCCCCGAGCCCTGGAAACCTCTGCCTCGTCTGCAAAGCCGCCCTTGACCAGCGTTTCCCAAGCATTTGCCTCGTGAACCGGGTTGATCCACGGCATGACCGGGCCCTGGTAGACAGCGGCGAGCAGGGTGTCGGGGTTGACGTCTGGCGGAACCCGTAGGACGCCGGAGGCCACGGCCATCTGAACGAAGGTGCGATAGATCGGGCGGCACCAGTAGTCGATGAACTCGTGCTGCAGCAGGTCGTAGCCGAGCTGCGCCTCGACCAGTTCCTGACGCTGCGCCGAGTAGGTGCCGTCGTACGATCGACTGATCGTCGAATAAGCGCTTCGGCCAGCAGCAGCGACGCAACGCAACATGCCGTTGCGGAACCCCTCGAGGAATGGATTCGGCCGGTTGCTCTCGAACATGCCAATGTCTTCGCCTGGCATCAGGTCATCGAAAACCATGCCGGGAGCGATGGGGAAAGAACCACGCCGCTCGCCGGCCTTCTCCGGCTCGTAGTCGTTGGGTTCGCCCTTCTTGATGTAGAAGGCCATGGCCGCCGATATCCGCGCCGCGACGCGCTCGCTTTCCTCGTAATCCTTGATGTCCGCCAGCCGGATCAGCGCCGAGTGCAGCAGCGGAACGCCTCGGTTCTGGCCAATGCGCTTGCGGTACGCGATGTGGATGACCCGATCAGCCTCTACCCGTTTGGTCTGCTGGTAGATGCCGTTCACGAGGTCGCCGGGGTGCGACTTCAGCAGATGGTATGCCCGGACGCGCCGCCAAGCGTCGCGCTCGATACCCTGAACGATGCCCTTGGCCTGATCGTTCGCCTCCATCGGCAAGTAGTCAGGCTCGAGCAGCTCAAGCGCGAACGGAACCCGGGTGAGGTGTGTGTAGAAAGCCACCGGCCCCATGATCTTTTGCGCCAGGCCTTCGCCGTCGCGCAGCCAGGTGCGGGCCATCAGCCGCTCCATCTGCGGCCGGGTGAGCTCGCCTGATGATTCAGGGCGCAGCGACCACTCAGCCCATGCGGCCTTTACCTGGGCGCAGAACTCCAGATGAACGTCGCCGGCCAGATCGAGAATCAGCGGCTCGACGCCGATCCCGGCTCCACCCACCACCCGCTCCTCCAGGCGGTCGAAGATGCCGGTCACGATGTCGTGGTTGTTGTCGAGCCAGCGGCATTGATCGCGTAGCGAGCGGCCGGCCTGCTGCAGTGCCATATCGGCGCTACGCGGGTCACCCTTCGCCCTGTGCGTGCGCGTCGGCCGGGCGGCCTCGTATGCCTGGATGACAGCACGCGAGCGCATGCGCTGGGCAACGAAGCCTGGAGCCAGCGGAGCCAGCAGGCGATCAATGACATTCATTGTGGAAGCTCGCTAGTTTGTAGGGCCTGCCGCGTCGGGCAACGTTTTGCAGCTTGCTTACCTTCCTCTCCCATTCCAGGCGGCCTTTCTGGATATCCCCCAGGTCGACCATGGTCAGCGTGCGTCCGCCAAACGTGACGGTCTTGCCGTCCAGAATCTCCAGCTCGGCGTCGAGGTAGCGCTGCAGCATCCCCTGCGCTTGCACCAGTGTCAGAGCCATGGTCCGCTTCCTTCTGTTTGCAGCCAGTTGCTGGTCACCTGCTCTGCCCTTTGCGGAGGAGGAGGCGGCACGATGGCTGTTCTTGGTTCGTCTTCTTTGGCAGCCAGGCGAGCCTGCTCCAAAGCCTCAAGGTCGAATCCGAAGCGCTGCTGACTTATCCGCAGCGCGGCCAGGGCATACACCAGGCAGTCAAGCGCTTCGTTGCGCCGGCCGCCCGAATCCCACCGGAGTTCGCGCTTGCCCTTCACCATCACTGGCTTCTTGCGCTCGGCGGTGAGTTGCTTCAGTTCGTCCTCACCACACCAGTCGATCAGGGGCAGGTGAATGCACCCGGGCGTCGAAACCCAGGGCTGCGGAACCTCGATATTGAGGCGCCCGTAGATCAGCTCCTTGGCGTTGTCGGTACCGACTTCGGTCTTGTAGATCTTGTTCTTTCGGCGCTTCGGGAAGTTGGCGATGGGCTTGCCGTAGGTACTGGCCCCGAAGATCGGAATGACCCAGCGAACGCCATGCCGCTTGCTTTCCTCGGCCACCTCGTCGGAGTAATGGCCGCCGGCATCCCAGCACCAGCGCTCAACGCGCATTGGCGTGCCGTCAGGCCGCTTGAACTCTCGATTGATCTCAAGACCGACCTTGCGGCGAAGCTCCTCACTAGCAGGGTCGCCGGTGAGGATCACCTGGCGAATCAGCCAGAACTCCTCGCCAGCGCCAACAGCCCAAACTCGCAGCTCGTAGCGGTCATCCTGGGTATCGATGCCGCCGAACAAGCCAAGCGCCTGCTCTGGCACACGGTCGGTGCACGGGTAGATTTCGCGGCGACCGTAGAGAGTTTCCCACTCGACCCGCTCGCCCTGATCCTCAACCCACACCTCGCCGCGCGTGGTGTTGATGAAGGTGATCAGCTTTTCCCGGTCAGTACCGACAACCAGCCATTCATCCACCAGCGACAGCCAGGTCACCCAAGTGCTGTAGATCGCCCAGCAGTAGAACGAGATGGAGCGCGGCGTGCTGGTCGGCTCGTTATCCGGGCCAAACCACTCCATCGAATCGCGCGTCCAGATGCCAGTCGCCTCGCAGATCCAGCGGCCGGCCGACTGAGCGGCGACCATATCCTGATGGAAGAAGATGCAGGCGCAGTGCTCGCAGCTGTACCAGGCCTTAACCGCTTCGTTGCGATCGTTCTTCTCCCACTTCAGTCCGTGCTCGCAATCCTTTCCACCCCACTTCAACACCTGCTCTTTGTGGCAGTGCGGGCACGGCACATGGAAGCGCAGCCTGATCGGCGATTCCTCAGCCGCCTTGGTGATCTGACAGTAACCGTCCCGACCTGGCGTAGAGCCTCGGGTCGACTTCGGGTAGACCGCGCCATTGAGGCGCTTGTCACCCAGGAAGGTCGGCGACCCTTCGCCCTCGACGTTGGCGTCGAACTTCGACAGCTCGTCGTAGATCACCTCGTCGGCCGACTTCTCCCGGTAGTTCCGAGCGGCCTTGCCGCCGCGAATCCAGAGGTTGCGGCGGTTGGCGAAAACCTTGTTGTCCAGCGTGTTGTCGCTGTGCTTGCGTCCAAACCACGGCGCCAGGGCCAGCAGAACAGGTACGTCCCGAATCAGGCCGTTGACGTGCTGCTTGCTGATGTCCTCGGCGTCAGGATCGGTCGGCGACCACATCATGACGTTGCGGCGCTTGTGCTGGATCTTGTAGCCGATGTTCGCCATCAGCAGCTTGGTGTAACCGATCCGCGCCGACTTCACGAAGTTGACGACCTTGATCAGGTCGTTACCCATCGCGTTGAGGATCGCCACCTGAAACGGTGCCGTCTGCCATTTGCCCTCGTTGTACGAGGACTCAGCCGACATGTAGAAATGCTTGTCCGCCCACTCGACCGCCGTCATCGGCGGTTCTTTGTACAGCGCCTGCAACCCGAGCTTGACCGCCTTTGCTAGGTCAAGTGTCCAAGGTTGATAGGTACTCATCGAGGATTCCCGGTAGGTCGTCGCCGAACTGCGCGGCGATATTGCGGGCCATGGCTATCTCCCGCTCGAAGCTCTCAAGGATCCGGGCATCAAGTTCAGGGTGGCGGCGGCTTACTGTCTTGCTGACGGTTTCGAGCTTTGAACCGATTTGCGCGGCGATCCGGGCCAGCGCGAAAGTGGCGAATGCGACCGGCACCAGCTCTTTCTCGGCGACCTGGTTCTTCTTCTCTTGTGCGTCGGCCTGGGCGGCAGTCAAACGAACGCGCTCAACTGCGAGCTTGTACTCGATCATAGGATCGAGACCCTCGCCATCCACCCCCTCTGGTTGTTGTTTCCTGGCTGCGTGGTCGAGGCGGTTCTGCAGCACGTCCTGAGCCTGGTAAAAAGCTTCGCGACCGATGCGCGCAACCGGCTCAACGCCCCACTTATCGAAGGCTTGCGGCGAAATACCGAGGCTGGCGGACATGTCCGACTTGTTCAGCCAGCCGCGCTTTTTCTGGAGGTCTTCAGTGTTCATGACTAAACAACAACCAACCCCTTGAAAAAGGTCATACATAGCGTGAAAGCGGGGCCCGAATTACCCTCCGCAGGGGTGGCCTCGGGAGGACCCGTTGCACCGCATGCATCTACCGCCGACGGCGCGTAGCCAAAGCCCTGGCCAGCGCAGTTTCGAACCTGATCGGCAGAGAGTCCTCAGCGATGCGCTCACTCACTCCGAAGAAGTCGAACTGCTTGCTGTAGGTAGCGCGGCGAGCGAAGACCAGAACCATGCGGATGTTGTTCCTGCTGCCCTTCCCTCTACCGAGGCGCTCTGCAATGCCGATGGTGGTTCGGCCCTTGCGCATCAGGAAGTAGCGCCGGTTGCCCTTGCGTTGGCTGCGGGCACTGTCGGTGGCGTTGGCGTCGTACCCTTCTTGGGTGAACAGGCCAGCGCCCGAGAGCATCTTCGTCAACCTTCCGCGGCCGATGTTGCCGTGGGCATCAAGCTGGAGCTTGTCACCTGGCACAACGTACTGGCCCGAGCCTATTGCTCCCTTGCGGTAGAGCATCTTCTCGGTGCCCTTGTAGTCTCGTCCGCCCCCGTAAATCTGAGGAGATAGGTACTCGGCTGCGGCGCTACCGCCACTCCCCGGGTCTTGATCCTTAAGCCAGACTCGAGCCTCCATCTTCTCTTTGGTGGCTGGCTCGATGAACACGCTGTTGAGGGTCCAGCGGGTCGGGCGGTCGAACACTGACTTCATCTCGTCGACGAGTCCGGCCTTCACGTCTTGAGCCGTACCAGTCAGGGCCAGCGCGGCAGCGAAAGGCAGCTGCTCACGCTCAAGGCGATCCAGTGTCTGAAGGCGCTCGCGCAGGCCGGTGAAGGTGACCTTGACTGCCATGCATAACGCCTCGATCAGAATCCCCAGTAGTCGTCGTAGTCGCCGCTCATCACCCCCGCCTCCGCTCTCGCCCATCCCACCCATAGGGATGCCTGAGCACCTTGGATAGGTTGCCGCCGCAGCGCATCAGTGACGCTGTGAGCACGGCCAGCAGCAGGACCATCGGCCAAGCCTTGACTGGCACTACAAGCTCACCGGCGAGGATGTAGATCACCGTCGCACCGCAGCAGGCCATGATCAGCGCCGCCATGATCGAGACGTCGCGGCGGAACGTGGCGTCTCCGCGGCGGTAGGTGAACATCCGCACGAACATCACCAGACTCAGGGCCAGCGTTGCGTAGGTCAGAGACTTATCCATCAATACCACCGTTCGGCGACGCTGATTGGCGGCGCCTCTTGAGTGCTGCCAGGGATACCGTGACCACCATCAGGGATGCGCCGAACGCGGCTGGGGCTGGCAGCGTGAAGGGCTTGATGCCCCACAGCTCGATGCCGGTGATCGCCGGGGCCAGGAGATAGCCCATCACGAACGAGATCAAGAAGTAGGTCAGACGCTCCGGCAGAGGCAGCTCCTTCGCGCTGATGAAGTAGATCACCGACCCACATAACGACCCAACAGCCGCAGCGCTATCCACTCCAGCAAGCAGGCCTGCTATGCCTGCACCAGCCATGCCGGCAGTAAGCACGCCGGTAGAAGTTGGCTCGGCCATTCGTGGCTCCAGGAATAAAACGCCCGGGGAGTTCGGGCAAAACAATCAGGCTCCTCGATGTGCGTCAGTCCGCTCGGAGCTGGGAAGAAGACACGGGAGCCAGAAACGACGAAGCCCCGACCAGATTGCTCTGTGCCGGGGCTTCATTTGTCTGTTATCGATCCTCAACGCGCAAGATCGACAGGATGGGTATAGAGTCGGACATACGGACACTAATGTCAAGCGGCCATGTTCAGCAAAACACCTTCTGCATTGAGGATTCGCTCTGCCTCTCGGAGCGCCTCCCCTGCCATCTCCTCGAGCACATCGCTGACGCCCTTACGCCAGCGCCTACGGGTACGCTCGTGATTGGCATCCAGGTCCCAGCCATTCATGTCGTAGAACTGTGCCGGTAGCACGATCATGTCGGTGGACCGCTTGCCCTCCACCCCCTTCATCGGCGGAATGGCCCAAGCAGTGACAGCCTTCTGGACGAACAAGCCCGGCGCCGGCGATGCAATCAGCGGAACCAAGGCAGCAATGGCCTGCACCTTCTTCCCCTTGTGCGTGCTGTACCTGGCCATCAGTACATTCCAGTGCCGCGGGATCAGCTGGCTATGGAGTCGAGCGTATACCCAGCAGTCGGCATCCATGCGGGTGATGCCCTTCTCGCCAGATGAGCGCATCAGGCTTTCCAGGCTGCCACCTTCCGCGTATCCGGGGCGGTACAGCTTCTGCCAGGCCTGCTTACTGGTGTTGTCGATGGCCTCGGCTGCCAGAGCGGAAACCACTGCTGCGAGTGTACTGGTGTAGATCATGCGGCCTCCCCTTGAATACGAACGCGGACTTCCCCGCCCTTCACGGTTTCCCGGCTGATCCGTAGCTGGGTGATGAATCGGTTATCGTCGATGCCCAGGGCGTCCGCTACGCCGTCGCGCAGCGCTTTACAGGAGGCCAGCAGGTTGTCGTCGTCGCGCTTGCGTCGATCTGGCGGAACGAACTCCAGGGCGAAAAGGATCTCGTCGGCCAGCGGCGCCGCGATTCCTGCCTTTTTCGTCAGCAGGAAGCATTCGGCCCGGTACTGCTTCGCCGCCTTGCTCTTCTTGGCCCAATGCACCCTGGCGTTCGGGCTCAGCTCTTTGGGCGGCCACGGCAGAATGATCACTCCACTTCCGCTTCCGGCCATATCCGCCGCGCCGTCTCCAGCGCCTCGGCTTCCGTCATCCTGGCTCCGACCATCGCGAACGGTTTCCTTCCCGGTAGCTTTACCTGCCAGCAGGCTTTCGCAGGCGCAGCCGAAGGGCTCGTCTCTGTCAATCCAGCACTCTCCGCAGATAGCGTCATCACCTAGCCTCGCTTGGGCGTCGAATCGGGATATGGTCATGCGGCACCTCTCACAGTCAGCAGTCCCTCGCGGAACCAAATCAGTTGGGTTTCGGCCAGGGCGCGCAGGAGATCGCCCTCACCTACTTCGGCGCCTCGGACGCGGCCATCGATTGCGTCGTGGCAGCTGCTGCAGGCGAATACGGCGATGAGATCCGGGCTTTTCATCCCTACGCCCCGACTGCCGCATGGCAGATGGGCGAGGACGGTGGTTTCCGGGTTGAAGTTGCAGATGCCAGGCAGCCGAACGGTGCAGTCCCGGCCCCTGGCGCTGTCGCGCAGCTTCTTGGAGACGATTCGGGTCATGCCGCCACCTCCCCGATACCCCAATGGTCAGCCGTGGTGAACCTCACGCCACGCTCTGCCGCGAACGCTTCCATGACCTCGAAGAGATCGTTGAACCACTTCTTGCTCTGCTTGCGGGTCGAGACGCCCAAGACCACGAAGCCGCCATTGATGCCGGGCACCGCGTCCTGCTGCTGGACTGCTGCGGAGAAGACGTGCTTCCACGATTCTTCGTCGAGCTTGCGGCCGTACCACTCAACCTGGCGGCTGATGTCGCGCAACATGGCCCATAGGCGGCGGTTCTGAGCGTCGCTGCGAGCCTGCTCGCGCATGGTCCAGACGTAGCCGGCGTTGAGGTCGACGCGCTGCAGAATCTGCATGGCGCGCTGGCGGTCCATCTCGTTGCGTAGGGGGAAGGTTGGGTTAGCCATCTATGCGGCCTCCACGTGATGCCCGAACCTGAAACTCCAGCGTCGCGCAGGCGCCAATGGCGATGAGCCAGGCGAGTGCGATGATTGGGGTGGTCATGCCTTTGCCTCCGCTCGCGCTCTCGATCCGTAGCGCCCAGCCAGGCTGCTGACGTTGTCCTTCTTCTTTTCCTCGGCGCGCTCGTGCATCTCATGCAGCGCACGTCCGTCCAGCTGCTCGAATCTGCTGTACTGGCCAAGGAAAGCGGTGCGGACGGTGCCGGTTTCGATGTCCCGGCCCTTGCCGATGATGATCTCGGCCACGCCCTTGTATTCGGTGTCGGGGTTGTAAACCTCGTCGCGGTACACGAAGACGATGATGTCGGCGTCCTGCTCGATAGCGCCGGACTCGCGAAGGTCGGCCGGTACCGGGCGCTTGTTCGGCCGCTGCTCGCACTGGCGTGAAAGCTGGCTGAGCATGACGACCGGGCACTTCAGTTCCTTCGCCATGAGCTTCGCGTGGCGGCTCATCTGGCTTACTTCCTCGGTGCGATTGCCGGAGCGCGCGTCCGAGTCCATCAGCTGCAGGTAGTCGATGACGATCAGGTCCAGGCCGTACCGGCGCTTGTGCCGGCGCGCAGCAGCGCGAATGCGGCTGATGGTCATGCTCGCCCGATCCGACATATACAGCGGCGCGTTCTTGATGCGGTACGCGGCGGAGTTCAGTTCGGTGCCGTATTCGCGTGGCGCCGATCCGTTCTTGATCAGCTGCAGCGGGATCTTGCCCTCGGCAGCCAGGAACCGGTCCATCAGTTGGCCGTTGCTCATCTCCAGGCTGATCACCAATGTCTGCTTCTTCTGGCGAAGGGCGACGTCCGCAGCGATGTTCATCGCCAGGGTTGTTTTACCCATGGCGGGGCGTCCGGCGATGATGATCAGCTGTTCTGGCTTGAGCCCCTGAAGTTTCTCGTCGAGATCGGCGATGCCGGTGGAAAGCCCGTCCAGTTCATCGCCTCGATCGCTACGGCGCTGCAGCTCTTCGACGTGATCGGTCAGTACGTCTGCGGCTTTCACCACCTCAGCAGACGCAGCCTCGCCGTCGATCCCCAGCACTTCCGCTTGAGCAGCTGCGATCTTCTCTGCCGTGGGCGCATCGCCCAGCGCGATCTCTGCGATGCGGTCTCCACACAGGATCAGTGACCGGTCAACGGAGCGCTCCTTGATGATCTCGGCATACGCGCGGGCATTGGCCACGCTCGGCGTGTTCGTCACGATCTCCGCGCAGTAGGCCAGCGGGCTGTCACCGTTCAGCAGCGTCTGAAGAGCCTCTGCGACTGTGAGGAAGTCAATCGGGCTGTTCGCCGCCTGCAGGTTCAGAATCGCGCGGAAGATTTCCGCATGATCGGCCAGGTAGAAATCATCAGCCGTCAGGTCTTGCGCCAGAACGTCGATCAGTTCAGGACGCTGCATCATCGCGCCAAGCACCGCGTGTTCGGATTCGAGGCTGTAGGGCTCACGCATGGTAGTTGCCCTCCACGACCTTGACGAAGTTGGAGGGGCAGATCAGCCAGTCGAACGTGGCGCGGAATGGCTTGCCGCCGTTCTTTCCTGGAGCGCGGCCCATGAGGAAGTCGGACGAACTGACCGTCTCGAAGTAGTCACGCCAGAAATCAAGCGATTGGTGAACAGGACTCTCTGTCCAGCGACTCTTCAGCTTTGCCTTGCGGTCGCTGTTCAGTATCACCACCGCAGGCAGGGTAGGAGTCAGTATCTGGTTGAACAGGTCTGTGATTGCTTGAGCCGGGCAACTGGTCGATTCTTTCGCTGCCGGCTTGGCTGGAACTGGCGCAGCCTGTTCCGTTACCGGTTCATTGATAGGTTCAAATGACTGGTTAGAGTCGCATACAGCTACTACCCCTCCCCGCTGTGTGCTACTACCCTGGTCGCATACAGCTACCCCCCCCTGCACATCGCTAGGGGTATCAGCAGAACGGATAAGACGGTAGACGTTGGGTAGATTGATCCCCTCAACGGTGCGGCGAATGACGCGCACGCGACCTGCCGACTCGAGAGTCTTGATGGCGCGCATTACCGTGTCTCGACTCATGCCAGTGTCATCGGCAAGCGTGTTAACGCTCGGATGACAATCCCACGAGTCATTGCTGGCGTAGTTGGCCAACATGATGAGAACGAACTTCTCACGGGTTGGGAGCTTCTGCTCAGTCGCCCAGGCCATTGCTTGGAAGCTCATACCTTCACCTCCAAGGCTACCTGCCGCAGATCCTGCAAGGCGAAGATCAAGTCGCCGTCGAGATATTCTGTGTAGGCCTCAAAATTGCGCTCAAGCCATTCGTAGGCCTCAACAGGCGTGCAAGAGAAGAACTCTCTGGACTCATTCACCCGGAACAGCGCGAACGCGTTGTGAATCTCGCGCTCAACAGCCATTGCGTTGTCCACTTCCGCATAGAACTGGATGTCGAAGGGCAGCGGGACGGAAGTCGAATCAGACAGTTCCTTGCATCGCTGGGATGGAGCGCGGTCTGTCCTACCGATCTTGCAAATGCCTGGCATATAGTGGTTAGTCAGGCAGTAGATAAATCCGATAGTCATGGGTTATGCTTCCTGTGTCGGAGTTACAACGCGCTTCTCGGTTGCCGCCGAGCCACGCAACGAAAGCCGCAGGTACTGCAAACACAGTCCTGCGGTTTTTTGCTTTCTGGCTTTCGTGACACAGCCGCGAACCATGCCGGCCGCAGTCACTGCCATGTCCCGATACTCTTCTCGCGAGGCAGCGGGAATTCCCTCCTCGGCGCCCATACCGGACAGAACGCGCTCCAGTACGCTGTTGATGTGCTGTGCATTACTCATCGCGTTTCCATCCATTCCTGGTACTGGATAAACCCCCAGCACTACCCGCCCGATTTCGCCGCCCTGCCCTGGTTCCTAGAATGGGAACCATGGAAACCACTGACAGGGATGTCGCTATGCAAGCGCACCGAGAGCCCGGCCTAAGCAGCAGCCTTTCGCGTCGCGGATCGGCGGGCCTTTCTGTGCAGCTCTTCTATGCACTTACCGAGCTCGTATCGAACCGCTGTGCCGTTGATTGCCCGGCTGATATTTGGCTGGCTAGTCCCGCACTTCTCTGCGATTTCGCGCTGCGAGAAACCGAAGGCCTCCAGGTCGCGCAACATTTCTTGGATGGTCATTCTCATAGCACCAATCAGGTTATGTATGACCGATGATACGCTTTCGCATGGACGCAGGCAATACACTCTCGATATACAAAAAGGTATCGAGGCAGACATGACTATTGCGGCCCGGCTGGGCGAGTTGATGAAGGTCAAGGGATGGTCAGAGGGCGAACTTTCGAGGCGATCAATGGTCCCGCAGCCGACCATTAATCGGATACTATCCGGCGAAAGCGATAGCCCTCGGAAAACCACCGTCAGTAAGCTGGCGCGCCCGCTAGGCGTAACCCCGGAGTGGCTATTATTTGGAAGCGGAGGCGCTAACGTGGGCGCAACCGAACAGCCACACCGGGAAGAGAGGCAGTATCCCTTGATAAGTTGGGTAGCAGCGGGAGCGCTTGCGGAGTCGTGCGACAACTTCCAGCCAGGACAGTCTGAGGAGTTCATTGAGTCGAACGAGAACGCTGGCCGATATGGTTATTGGCTTGAAGTAAAAGGCCTTTCGATGGTGTCGCCGCGAGAAGGCCCGAGCTTTATGCCTAAGATGCGCATTTTGGTTCAGCCTGAAGGCTTCGACGTCATAAGTGGAAAGTTCTACATTGCGAAGATGCTGGACAGCGGTGAGACGACCTTTAAGCGGTACGTCCGAGACGCCGGGGTCGAATACCTCGAGCCGTTGAACCCCAGCTTTGAGACAATTCGGATGGATGACCGGATCGTTCTTATAGGTCGCGTCATTGATGCGAAGCTGCCGAAATCCATGTTCTAGCGATCTAAACGCAATACGAAAGCCCGCCACCGCAGCGGGCTTTTTTTCGTCCATGAAAAAAATCATGCATAAACGTATTGACCGAACCAATACGTTATCGTATCGTTCACCCATCGACGCAGCACACCGCGCCGACAGGCCGAGAGGCCTCGGGTGATCCCGGAAGTTCTTTCACAACCCGCGCCATGAACGACTACCCGGTCCAGCCGGTTAGGTCAGCCCCGGCCAGATCCTGTGGGGCGACAGAAAGTCAGGATCAAAAAACCGCTACGCCAGAAGGCGACCGGCGTTCAGAGGTAGGCCGCAGAGGGGCCGAGCCTGACGAGGTGATGACCGAACCGAGAGGATGACCCGGACGGCGTAGCGAGAGAGAAAACGAATCGAATTAGCGCTCCGAGCCTCGGCTATGAGGGGCGCCGGACCTCATGTGGTGTGCCCAACTTACCGGGCGCCAGGGGCTGTACGCCGCATGTTGTATCGACCGATGACCACGTCGCAACGCTGATCGAGCGACGTGAACAGGAAGCCCCGATGCCAACCCACTGACGACTCACGACCTGCAATCAGCAGCGGGGACGGAGCGGATCCATGCCGAGCCTTGGATGACAGTCGGGAAAGACCGGCACCTTACATAGCGACAAGCGCACCGATGGCCGCCAGTAGCGGGTCGGTGCGAGGAAATCATCACTGAGCAGCCTTCCAGCGAGGGCTGCTTGGGATGACCACCGGAGAACGCAAATGGCAAATCTTCACGTAGCGCCCTCCCCGCTGACCAACCGTATCTTTTGCGGCGGCGTCTCCAAGGATGGGCGGACCTGGCTTAGCAATAAAACCGATGTCACCGGCGAAGCGTGCGCTGCCGTTGCACAGCATGTCCTGGCGGCAAACAACCCGGCGATCGTCACCTGTAACGGTGCGCCTGCATATCGGATCACCGTCGAAAAGCTTGACGACGCGACTGACTGATAAACACAAGGAACCCCAACATGGACACGATCCAGATTGAAGGATGGCAAGGACGCCTCGGCCAAGGCCTTGCTCCTCGGCAACTGATGGCCACGATCTACGCGGCGAAGGACATGACGGCGAAAGAGATAGCCCGCCGCATGGATTGCAGCCCTTCGACGATCAAGAAGCAGCTCGACACGGCTCGCTTCAAGCTGGGCATGCAGCGCACCATTCGCGGCCTCTGCCTGGAAGCCATGCGCCGGGGAATCATCGCCCCGCTGATGGTGGCCCTGCTGATCGGCGCCGGCAACGTCCAGCAGATTCAGCCAGTGCGCCGGCCAGATGCTCCCAGGGCGCAGACCGTTGTGCGGATCCAGCGGCTGGATGAGGCGCAGTTGGCGGCGTAGCGAAACACGAACGACCCGGAGGGATTCTAGATGCACCTGAGCAAGCAAGAAGACATCCTGCTAGAGCGCATGGCGTTGCACATGGCTGCTACTGGCGACATGGACATCGGCCGGGCAGTCGACGCGGTCCGGAATCAGGACCGGGAGCTGCTGGCCAAGCTGGCCGCGCTAGGCGACAAGCGCGAGACCCTAAAGGCCGGCGACTACCACTACGACGGCGAAAACGGCCTCGTGGCGATGCGCTCCGCGATGGCGAGGCGGGTTTACAAGAACATCAGGGCTCGGGGAAATGCGTGGCGCGTCGCGCCGGAAATAGACGGCGCAGTGACGATAACCGGCAGATCAGATCTGCCCGGGCGCCCTCTGCGGTACATGATCCACGGCGAGAAAGTCGCATATGTAAGTTTTGAGGCCCTGCAATTACATATACAGGGCATATGTAAGTCTGACTGCCCCAGGTGTGCATTACAGCATCTGATCAATTAATGGACGCAAGCACCCTCCTGCCGCTAACCCACCGCCCTGACGGCAGCAGGGATAACCCCACCCCCACCCACGCAGCTTGGCGACAGGCTGCAGCGGGGATTAACAGAATGGAGAGAGAGATGAACATCATCCACGAGTCAGCGATGACGATTGCGCGGTCAGCTGGCGGCAACCCGGTGACTGCGACGTTTGTCGTGATCCTGTTTGTACTTGGCATCCAGATGATCGAGATCACAGTCGAGCGTCTGATCTGGGGCGAGCGATTCGAGCACTGGCTCGACGTTGCGATTCTGCTGGCGTCGATCGCCTACGCCGCATACGTCGTCTACGCCTGCGCCCTGCATAACTCTGGACGCTAACCGCCCCACTGTCACCCATCAGCACAAATTCGGAATTCCCGAATTTTCTGGAGCGCTCAAGTGGCCAGAGTTTGCGAATCCTGCGGAACAACGCACCCAAGCGATGCAGCCAGGGCGATTGGGAGATTTAGCCATGAAGGCCCTGCCGGATATACCGCAAGCGTGCCAGGTGCAGCCGTTCGACCTGACCGGAAAGCGGCTGAGCAAGACTACTGCGCCCATATGCGCACCCATCAGCACATAGGAGGATGAGATGAGCAAGCACACCGTCGTGCTCAGATTTGAAGATGGCAACGAGCCAACCTATCACGCCGGGATGAAGGCGCTTGGCGGGTCGATTGATTCGGTGCAGTTCAGTGATGCGCTGGAAGAAAACAGCGCGCTAGAAGAGCAGCGGGACGAACTGCTGGAAGCGCTAGAAGGCATGGTCGACTTCTACAGCTATGCCGAGCAAGGCCCAATCGAAGCAGCCCGGGAAGTCATCGCCAAAGCCCGTGGCGAATGACCCCCTATCACGGCTTACTCCTCCTCACCGCTATCTGGATCGTATGGATCATTGCTGAGTGGTGGGGGAGGAATTGGAAGGAGATGGATGATGGATGATCGCGAACTACTGGAGCTGGCGGCGAAGGCTGCTGGCTATCAGGTGGAGTGGGTTAAGAATTCCGGCTGCTACTACCGATGCGAGGAAGAGATCGGGCGAGAGCAGTGGGACCCGCTTGAGGATGACGGCGATGCACTGCGGCTGGGGGCGAAGCTTGTGCTGAACGTCCTGGCGTCTGAAGCCTGCATTCTTGCAGAAGACGAAAATGGCGTTGAGTGCATCGAATACATGTACGGCCCCGAAGACTACACGTCAGGTTGGCGCCGCGCAATCGTCCGCGCCGCAGCTGAAATCGGCCGCACCAAGTAAAAGGCGAGCGCAGCGCCCCGGTTTACCGGATACCTGCGACAGGGATAAGCCGGTAGTGCCCTGATTGCGTAAAACACCGGCAGCCATCTACGGGATTACCCACAGCTTTACCCGTTGGGATGGCCGAGTCGCTCCCGTAAGGAGCGTGTATCGGAGAGTGATCTGCCTGATTGGTAAAGCCGGCAGCAGGGCCATTAGGGCCACCGGCAAGTGCGTCGCAAGACCTCAGATCACTCCCCGATGCAGTGAATGCCCAGGCTGATGGGCAACTCTGGTGAAGCTGGTCATACCGCCTCAGTAGCTAGGCGTCGAAAAAGCCGGAGATCAGCGCCCGCCACTGCATCACCCCTCCTACACCCCAGCACTCACCGCAAAGCCTCCCCTTGTAACCACTGGTCCTGCGATACAGGACGGGGGCTTTGCAGTGGGTGCCATATCGAGGAAATCCCCATGAGGCTCAAACACAACGGCTTCGAGCTCCAACTCGATCCGGTGGTTGACGACGGCCAGCTTTTCTTCGGCGTCGAGCAGGTCGTCCCGGATGGCCCCTATGACACGAAGGAGCTTGGCGAATGGCTGATCAAGAACGCCGGCGCAATCGAGCTAGCGGCCCGCAAGCAGTACGACGAAGAGACAAGGAGAGCGGCATGAACCATGAAGAAACGACCCGCCTGCACTTCGCTCTGCTGCGCGCCGCCACTCACAGCGCTACGGCAGATCACCACTGCAACTTCCTCTATGGATATCTGCAAGGGCTGCGCGACGCTGGCAGCATCCAGTCAAGCCTGTATCTGCGGCTGCATCGAATGACCACCAAAGCCTGGTGCAACAAGATCGACCGGCTTGCCGGGAAAAGGAGAGCGGCATGAGCAAGGAAGTGAAGCGGTTCACCATCGGAACATTCCACGCCGCCATCGTAAGCGCAGGGTCTGAATGCGTTCTCGCCTCTGACTACGACGCCCTTCTCGCTGAGCGGGATAGGCTGCGTGAGGCGCTGATTTACGCCCGGAAAGAGGCGGTATACGGGCTGAATCATGCGAAGACTCACCTTCAGGCGAGTGCAGCGCTAGGACGGATATCAGGAGGCACCGACCACGCCCTGCAAGGAGCCCAGCCATGAACTCATCGCTAAACGAATGCCATTGCGGCTACCGCGGCTCCCTTGCAGGTATACGGCATAAGGAGGGCTTCCTGTCGCTGTCCTGCCCTGAGTGCCGGCGAACGGTAGAGGCTTTCACAGTAGAAGGCTTGGCAGATAACTGGAATAAACCGGCGCAAGGACAGCAAGGAGCCCAGCCATGACCCTCAAGAACCTAGCCGGCGCCTTCCTGCTGTATTGCGGAGTGGCGCCTTTCTTAGCGGCTCTCGCCTACGTGGCGCTATTGGGGGGTGTGTGATGGATAAGCCAGTGAAAGCATTCATCGTCGAGACCGACGACCCTGAAGACTCAAGCATCCAGTTCGCCACAACAAATGTGGCGGCACGCCGTCAGGGTGCCGACGAAATAGGCACCGATTTCCAGTGCGTTTCGTGTAAGCGCCTGCCATGGGCGGATGAGTATGCCGGCAAGCTGATTCCAGCGAAGGCGTACATCGACAACGGCTGGCGGGTCGGTTGCACCAACTGCGGCGATATGGTCGGTGAAGATTCCTATGGCTGGGACGATGACGAAAACGAGACACCGCACGAGCCGGTGTACCGCGGCGAGCACGTGTTCTGCTGCATGGATTGCCAGGCAACCCACGACGCTAAGGTCGCCGAGCAGAATGCGAAGTTTGCGGCCTTCGAAAAGCGCGCACGCGAGGCTCGACCAGACCTCCAGTTCACGTCGTTCCGCGGCAAATACCCGTATCGAACAATGACGGGCGAATTCATGTTTGACGGCGCGAAGTACGGCGGAAGCGTGCGAGACGAGGGCGATGGGGAGCTGAAGTGGTTTGTGGCCCAAGGCGACAAAGCCCAATGGGATTTTCTCGAGGAATGTCGCGCCACAAAGGAGGCCGCCAATGGCTAGCCAAAGACAACGCTCGCTCCGCTACGCATGGTGGCGGGGCTTCTCAATCGCCCTTGTGGCGTTCACAGGCTGGGCTGTCGCGTACGGCCTGGCAGATCGAATCACCAACGGGGCGCCGTTATGAGAACCGAAACCATCCCCTACGACGACACCCCCACAGGCCACTCATTCGCAGCGGCGTGGTGGACCCTTACCGGGTTCGGCGTGCTGGCTGGCGTGCTGCTGATCGGCGTCGCGTTTGAGGCGGCGTTGTATTTCATTTTCGGATAACCCCACTACTTCACAGGCTGCGCATGGCGCGGCAAGGAGCCCCTATGTCTACGGAAAACCAATTGGCCGTCGTGCCGCCGAAAGAAACCGCCCTGCAGGTGTTCCAGGCGCCGAACGGCCTTGACCCTTACCTGCAGCAGATTCGCGCCGAGATTGACAGCTTTGTGCCTGACGTCAGCACCAAGAAAGGCCGCGACGCCATCGCTTCCATTGCCCACAAGGTCGCCCGCTCCAAAACGGCGCTCGACAACGTAGGCAAGGAGCTGGTCGCCGAGCTGAAGGAAATCCCGAAGAAGATCGACGCCGAGCGCAAGCGGATGCGCGACCTGCTGGATGCTTGGAAGGACGAAGTACGCGCCCCGCTGAACGAGTGGGAGCAGGCCGAAGCGGATCGAGTCGCAAAGCATGAGCACGGCATAGCGCACATGAAGGCATTGGCTGCCTTCCTGGAGCAAGCGGACAGCGCCACCATCAAGGTGCAGCTGGCCGAACTGGAAGAGATAACCATAGGCGACGACTGGCAGGAATTCGAGGCAGAGGCGCACCGCGTCAAGGCGGCATCGGTCACGGCGCTACAGGTGGCACTGGTAGCCCGCGAGAAGCACGAAGCCGAGCTGGCGGCGATCGCCAAGTTCCAGGCCGAACAGGCCGAGCGCGAACAGAAGGAACGCGAGGAACGCATTGCCAGGGAAGCAGCAGAGCAAGCCCAGCGCGAAGCCGAGCAGCGCGCACAGGCCGAACGCGAAGCGGCAGTGCGCCGTGAAGCCGAGGCTAAGGCCGCCGCGGATCGCCGCGAGCTCGAACTGAAGCTGGCCGCCGAACGCGCCGAACGTGAACGAGTCGAGGCCCAGCAGCGCGCCGAACAGGCAGAGCGTGACGCCGAAGCCCGCGCCGATCGCGCCGCAGCAGCCGAACGCCAACGCCAGGCCGACGAGCAGGCGCGCATCGAGGCGGAAGCCAAGGCCCGCGAGAAAGACAAAGCACACAAAGCGTCAATCAACCGCGCAGCGCTGGACGCCTTCATCGCTGGCGGCATGCCAGAAGAGTGCGCAAAACAGGCCGTGACTCTGATCGCTAAGCGCCTGATTCCGAACGTATCCATCCAGTACTGAGGCAGCCATGAACACAGCTATCGCTCAGCGGCAGGAAAACACTGCCGTCGCCAAGGCCGGCGAGTCGGCCACGATCCTCCAGATCATTCAGCAAGTCGCAATGAGCCCGAACGCAGACATCGACAAGATGGAACGCCTCATGGCAATGCACGAGCGCTTCCAGGCGCAGCAAGCAAAGCAGCAGTACGACGAAGCTCTCGCTCAAATGCAGGAAGAGCTGCCGGTTATCGGCGAGCGCGGCGGCATCAAAGACAAAAACGGGCGCATTCAAAGCACCTATGCGCTCTGGGAAGACATCAACGAAGTGATCAAGCCGGTCCTGGCAAAACACGGGTTCGCTATCACCTTCCGTACGCCTCGTAACGACAAAGGCATCGAGGTGGAAGGCGTACTGAGCCATCGAGCTGGCCACCGCGAAACGACCTCCCTGCTGCTTCCGGCAGACGTAAGCGGCAACAAGAACGGCGTCCAGGCGGTGGCGTCCAGTGTCAGCTACGGCAAGCGCTACACGGCTGGAGCCCTGCTGAACTTCACCACTACCGGCGAAGACGACGACGGTAACGGCGCGGTCGTAACGGCGCGCGTTACCTCGGTGCAGGCCGCACAGCTGGCCATGCTTCTGGAGCAATGCAGCGATAAGGCCAAGGAGTCGTTCGCAGCGCTCCACGGCACGCCGGCATCTGTCGAAAAGGCCATGTTCGACCATGTGCTCGCGGCCCTCACAAAGTCAGCCGCAAAGGCCAAGGAGGCGTCCAGTGCAAATCATTCGTGACGTTGAGCAAGGGTCGGCCGATTGGCTGGCCCTGCGCCTAGGCATAGTGACCTGCTCCGAACTGGAGTGCCTGCTGGTCAACGGGAAAGGGCAAGCCGGCTTCGGTGCCGGCGCCTTCACCTACATGGACACACTCATCGGCGAGCGCATCACCGGCGAGGCTGCAGACCCATTTATCGGCAATCGGCACACCGAGCGCGGCCATGAGCTGGAGGCTGTCGCGCGCGGCCTTTACGAGGCACGAGAGGAAGTCACCGCAGAACAAGTGGCGATCATCCTGAATCACGGCATCGGCTATTCGCCGGACTCGCTAGTCGGCGCCAACGGCCTCACCGAGATCAAGACCAAGCTGCCGAAGTTTCAGGTCGGCGTCATCCTGGCCGGCGAGATACCGAAGGAGCACGTCGCGCAGTGCCAGGGCGGCCTATGGGTATCGGATCGGGAATGGATCGACTTCGTTTCCTACTGGCCGGGCATGCCCCTTTTCGTCAAGCGCGCCTACCGCGACGAAGCACTGATTCGAAAAATCAGCGAGCGCGTCACCACCTTCTACGAACTGCTCGAAGAGCGCATGAATCGGGTCATGGGCATTGCCGCCTAACCCAACAACCAAGGAGCCGATATGGCACAGCTATTTGGACTGGCCCGACTGGGCCGCGACGCGGAAGTTCGATTCACACAGGCTGGAAAGCCCGTGGCCACCCTGGCACTGGCGTTCAGTTACGGGAAGAAGGAGAACGGCAAGCGCCCGTCTCAGTGGGTAGACGCAGCGCTTTGGGGCGAGCGAGCCGAGGCTCTGGCGCCTTACCTCCTTAAAGGCCAACAGTTGAGCGTGACGGTAGATGACGTGCATATCGAAGCCTTTCCGAAGAATGACGGTACGCAGGGCCACAAGCTGACCGGGCGCGTATCGAACATCGAGTTCGCAGGAAGCGCGCCGCAGCAGAACGGACAGAGCCAGCAGCCCGCGCAATCGGCGCCACGCCAACAAGCCCAGCATCCAGCCACACGCCAGCAACCGGCGCCTGAATATGACAGCTTCGACGACGACATCCCCTTTGCCGACCCCTACCGCGGCGCCCGCTCGCTGCTGATCTGATCCACCCCGGGCGCCCAGCGCGCCCTCCTCCCCGGTACACACCCATGACATTTTGCAACCTAACCCCAGCGGGCCGGGCGGCTGATGCTGCCTGGCTTTCGCGACTCGTCGCCGAATCAGGCGTACCCATCCAGCAGGTCGAAGGCTTCCGCGAAGTGAAGCCCATTGAGCGCAAGCGCTGGCACGACCCGACGACCGTACTCAAGCGCCGGCGCGATCCGAAGCGGGAGCTGGCGGCATTCGCCCGCCGGGCACTGGAGCAGATGGCATGAGATTCCCTGACGTGCTCGACGCCATCCGCCACGCGGCGTACCGGGCAGAAATCACTGGCAAGCCGTGGGGCGTCTACGCGCTAGCCCAATACCACGTCGCACCGCTTGGTGACCTGAGCGACGCGGCATTGCTGGAGGTGTGCCAGCCATGAGCTGCATCGTGACCCTCTATTCCATCGACAACCGAGTGTCGCGGCCAGTTGTTCGCGGCACTGAGCCCCGGCGCCCTTCGGACTGGAAAGCCAGCGCGTGGTTCGTGCTGCCGAACGGCGAGAAGCACACCCACAGCGCGATGGCCCGCGGCGAAACAGTCAGCGGCCTCGTCGCCTACATGGGCGCCCTGATCGACAGCCTGATAGCTGACCACGGCAACCAGGTATCTAGCGCCGGCTGGACGGCCACGACGCACGGAGGCCGCAGGAAATGACCCTACGCGACCAAGGATTCCGCTACTGCCTGTCGCCGGATCGCACGCACTCGCGCTGGCTGCACCCGAACGAACTCAAGGCCACGCACAGCGACTGGATGGACGTGACCGACACGCCGACTGACGAACTTGTCGCGCTTATCTGCTGGCAGGACAAGCCACTGCCCCACGGCGAGGCCGAATGCCTTGCGGTGCAGGAGTCGCTGCCCCTGTGAGTACCCCAACCTACTGCCGCACCACCGGCCAGCTGATCGGCACATGCACCTGCCTGCGCTGCCAGCCACCCAAGGAGAAGGACCAGTGATCAACAACCTGAAAAGCCTATGTGTTCTCGCGCTGCTCCTGCTCTTCGTTGCCTATGCCAGCGTGGCTCTGTACGGACAGATCGCAGGCGACACGACCGGCGCCTTCTATAGCGAGGAAATAGACGCCACCTGCGTCACTCAGCGCAAAGGCGGTGCCCTTGCCATGAGCTGCATGCCGGGCGATCGATTCGAGGAGCGCGACCAATGAACAAGCCAATCCACCCAGCGGTTGCTGAGCATGTGATGGAGGAGAACGCGAGGTTGCGCGAGGTGTTGCGCTGTGCCAGGACGCAGCTTGAAGACAGCGGAATCAGTAACGTGCTGCGCGGCCAGATAGACGCCGTCCTATCCCAGCAGGCCGATCCATCCCCGGCGCAGGATGAGCGTGAGATCGCGGAGCTGATTGACCAGAGGGACAACGCCGAGGACTGGGCTGACAAACTTTCGTCTGCAATCGCTTCGCATATAGGCGCTTACATAGGCGAACACAGCAATATGAACTGCCCTTGGGCAAATGCGCTGGAGGCAATCGAGAACTACCGCCCCGCGCAGACCGAGCAGCGGCCTGTCCCCGATGCTGTATGGGAAGCATTACAGCGAATGATTGAAAGCACGGAATTGATGGGGCCTCATTCCCGCGAGGATGCGCGGCTGGTGGCCCGCTACCGTGACCGCTACCGCCTGCTAGCCGCCCCAATCGCGCAGACCGAGCAGCAGCCTGCTACACCCTGCGATCACCAATGGACAGATGATGGCCTGCATCTACTGGTCTGCACCTCTTGCGGTGCGCATGAGGATCACGACCCAGGCTGGCAGGACATGGCTACCGCGCCGCGAGACGGAACGCTGGTCCAATTGCTGGTCGATTTCGACGAGCACGCCACTGAGGATACGGACGGACCGGCTCCGACAATCGGCGCGAACAACTACGACAATGACGGAGAGGATCGCTGGCAGTTCGCCGGATGGTGCTGGTCGCATGACCATTTCACCGAAGGGCACGGCACGCCTGTGGGTTGGCTGCCTATTGCAGCCCCCATCGCGCAGACCGCCCCGCAGCCGGAGCAGAGTGGGCTGCTGGAGGCTCTGACAAAGTGCGTAGCGTCTTTGGATCAGCTACTGCCCTATCTTGCGAAAGTGCCGGCTGACACTGGATTGCTGAATGACGCGCTGATTTCTGCCCGCGCCGCCCTATCCGCCCAAGGGGAAAGCCATGAGTGAAGAACTGAAACCATGCAGCTGCGGGAGCACCGATACCAGCATCTGCTACGAAAGCCCGCAGGGGTATTGGGTTGAGTGCGGGGATTGCGGGCGCCAAACCGAAAAGAGCCATGGCCGTGACCTGGCTATCGCCGCCTGGAGCCTCCGTGCCCACCCCGCAGAGGCGGAAGGGGTGGAACGCTGGAGCGAGCTGAAGAAGCTGGCTGAGAAGGCAACGCCGGGGCCGTGGGTACCGTACTGCACGCCAAGAGTTCAGGCGGTATTTGGGCCTAATGGTCCGCAGCCGGACAGCAAGGGGGTCGTCGTCGATTGGCCCGGGTTCGACAGCTCGGACGCGACAAGTACGCGACGTAAAGCGAACGCCAAGTTCATCTCTGCCGCCAACCCGGCAACCGTGCTTGAACTGATCGCCGCCCTGTCAGCCGTGACCGCCGAGCGGGGTAGGCTGCGGGAGGTGGTCAACACCGCGAATGGATTCCAAGATGCGCTAGAGCGCCAGCGCGACCAGCTCCGCGCCGAGGTCGGGCGGTACGTTCCGCTGCATGAGGCAGTCCAACGTGCCGCTGACGAGCTGCCCGAAGGCTGGGCGATCCAGCTGTACATTGAACGCGACGGCGGCGGCGTCGAGCTGATCGGCCCCGACGGCACAGAGGACTTCGACACCAACAATGAGCGCCTGGATTACACCGTGACCGATGCGCTGATCGCCGCCATGGCTGCGAAGGAGGCGTGAATGCGCAACTTCGGCTCAGCGCTCGCACTTGCATTGAGCGCCGCAGGGTGTGGTGGCTGGTCTGCTACCAACCTGATCAAGCGCACCGACGACCCATACGCCCGATCGCCGCGCAGCAAGGGCGAGAAGGCGCGCAACAAGCGGCACCGTCGCCACTGATTACCTGACCCCAAGTCAGGCACTCACCCCTAACCCCACCCAAACACACAGCCTGCCGGCGAGAGTCGGCGGGGAGGAGATTCTGCATGTCCGAAAGAACCTACCCGTACAAAGCATGGGCGCTGATGCCTTCCTTCAAGATTGTCGAGGTCGAACTTGTTGAGTGCTACGGAAGCTGGGGTAGATACATGGAATTGGATAAGGCATCTAGCGGAAAGAGCTACAACGTTGATCGCGACCTTCACCCTACCAAAGCAGCAGCAATTGCAGCAGGCCGCAAGAAGATCGACGAGCAGCAGGCCGACATCGCCAAGCGCCTTGAGCGAATCAACAAGCGCATCGCAGCACTGGACAAGGCAGAGCGCACCGCCTAACCCCACACGCAGGAGGAGACAGACATGAGCCTAGACGTTTCGCTTTACGACGATAAAGAACAGTGCCTTTACGATGCCAACATCACGCACAACCTGAACACGATGGCCGGCGAAGCAGGAATCTACAAACACCTTTGGCGCCCGGATGAAATCGGCGTGACTAAGGCGAGCCAGCTGATCGAGCCCTTGCGCGCAGGTATGGCTCAGCTTGTCGAGCGACCGAGCCACTTTGAACAGTTCGACTCGCCGAATGGCTGGGGTCGATACGTCCACTTCGTACCGTTCGTGGCGCGCTATTTGGAGGCGTGCATTGCCAACCCTGACGCTAGCATTCGGGTCAGCCGCTAGGAGGCAGACATGCAGAACGCAGACAAAGCCCTGTCCGACTTCAACGCCTGGTGGGACCGCCAGCCGTTCCGCGATCAGTTCGAGGACATGAAGCAGCAGATGGCCAACGTGTGGCTGGCGTCGCGGAGGGAGTTGGTGATTGAGCTGCCGCCTGGCGTTCCGGACAACCCGAAAATCAGGCAGGACAGAAACAAGGCGATAAACGAATGCCGCGCCGCCATCGAAGCAGCCGGCGTAACGGTGAGGGGGTGAGATGAACACAGCATTTCTACTGATGGCTCAGTACAACGGCGCCGCGATCATCCCGCTTGAGCGAGTGTGCGCGGACTACTTCAGCCACCTGACGCCCGAGAAGATGAAACAGAAGGTCGCAGCAGGCGATATCGACCTTCCACTGGTGCAGATGGAGCGCAGCCAGAAGTCAGCCCGTGGCGTGCACTTGAGCGACTTGGCATCGTACCTGGACAGCCAGCACAGCCGGGCGCGTGCCGAGCATGACAAGCTGATGGGGCGAGGCTTGCGCCGCGTCTCTTGACCCTACCGGGCCTCAATCACGGGGCCCGTTATTACCCGCTCCAGCCAGGCCCAATTTTCGTATGGGTCGCCCTTCCCCCGCAGGTGCGTATAGCGCCGCATCGAGTTCCAGTCCCGGTGGCCCGACACGCTGGCCGCTTTCGGAATATCCCAACCCAGCTCAAACAGACGACTGACGCCGTCGTGCCGCAGGTCGTGGAAATGCAGGTCTTCTATCTCTAGGAAACGACAGGCCCGCGTGAACGACGCCGACACCGACCGGGCGTTATATGGGAACACAAACTCCGAGATCCTGGGCATCGATTTTAGGATGCGCCATGCTTCGTCCGGAACATGACACCAGACATCGTTGCCGTGCTTTTGGCCGGGGTTCTTCATGTCGGTGATGAGCACAGACTGTTCATCCTCGCGCATGGCGTCCCAGCGGATGCGCGTGATTTCTTCCTGGCGGCGCGTCGAGAACAGCGCAAACGCCGTGACCCGAACCATATCGATCTGCTGCTTGCGTCGGTCGCGCATCTCGCAGAAGTAGGTCAGGATCTTGTCCAGCTCGTCCAGGGTCGGGCGGCGGGCCCGCTCCTTACTCTTGCTGACCGCGCCCATCTTGCGCAGCACGCGACGAGCATCGGGCATCGCCATCGGGTCAATGTCATAGCCCCACGCTGGCCTTGCTACAGCAAGCACAGCCCCAAGGTGCGCCAGATCGTTCCCGACCGTCTGCGCCTGAATGCCGTCTTCCTGCATGCGCCGGTTGCCATACTCGACCAGCGCCTGGCTCGTGACTTCTATATCCTTCAGTTCGCCCAACCAGGTTTCGCCGATCGCCTTGAGCGTGGCGCGCTTAGTCTTTCCGAGCGGGCGGATCTTCTCGTATTCCTCGAGATACTTCTCGATCATCTCCTTGACCGTGGCGCCACTGCGTTTTGCTTTGGCTATCGCGCCTGGCTCTGCCAGTTCCGTCTCGCGTTTCTTGATCCACGCCTGTGCCGTCGTCTTTCGATCAAAGGTCTGGCTCTCGGTGTAGACTTGCACGCCCTTCTGCATGATGCGGATTTGCGCGGTGTACCGGGTCGCCCCGTCCTTGCGCTTTCGCGTTGTGATAGTGCCCAT